ACCAGCACCTGCCGCAGCAGCAGTACCTGCGCCGGCGGCCGCTGCTCCACCGATGCCAATACTAGTGCCAACCTGAGTTGCACCTTGTGCGACAGCACCTTGCAGTGCGGCCGAAGTTGCAGCATTGGCCGCCACCTGGGTAGCGGTTGAGCCTGTGATGGCGCCAACGATACTGCTGAATCCGCCAGAAAGAGTGGTACCCAAGCTACTGAGCAAATTACCGTAATAGCCAACACCACCCGAAATAGCGCCGCCAACGCCCCCAGATGCATAGCCCGAGGCAATCGACGAGCCTACACCGGTGATAGCGCTGTACGCCTGATAAATGCTCTTGCCCATACTAACCAGGGTGTTGCCAGAGCCGAACAAGCCGCCACCAGAACTTGAGGAAGAGCCGCTCGCCCCTCCGAGAAGCTTGCTCCAGACCGACGACAGCCCTTGCCCATTATCCGTACCAGTCAGCCAGTTGCTGATCGAGGCCAGCAATGGCTTGGTGGTGAGCATGTGAGCGATCTCGCCGAGCGTCTGCTTGAAGCCCTTCTTCAGGTTGTCCCAAAGGCTCTCGGCACCACTGCCGATATTGCCCCAGGCGGTGGCGAAAGCTTCGTCGATACGATCGATTGCGCCCTCGGTCATTTGCCCCCAAATCGTGGCCTTGCTGCGATTGACCTCGTACTCGTTGCCGAGCTTGACCAGGGCATCTTGATAGTTGGCTGCGTTTTGCGGGTACAGCTCCATGGCAGCGTTGAGGGCTTTCTGATCCTCGGTGTAATCCTTGAGCAGCTTGGCCTCGGGATACATCCGATCCATGATCCCGCCTGCGCTGGCTGCTCGCTGAGCAATCTTCAAGGCGGCCTGCTGAGCTTCGGTCGCGGCCAGCAGCTGCTTGTATTCCTCGCTCCCCACCTCGATGTTTTTATTGGCGAGCGCAACCGTCATTGCCTTTTGGACGTTATAAGCGGCCAGGGCGTCGGCCCCCATCAACGTTGCCTGCGCCTGGGCGATGATATCGGCGGTCTCTTTGCCAAGGTCGTAGGCGGACTTGCTGATATTCAGCTTGTCCTGAGCGTCCTGCTGATCGTTGATCGCCTTTTCGACTTCCTTGCGCGCGCCCGCCCCAGCCTTAAGCAGCGCCTCTTCAACCTTTTGCTGCAGGCTGAACTGGCGAGACTTGTCTGTGCCCACCAGGTAGGCAGCAGCCAAACCGGTGGCCGATTGGATGGCGATATCTGCCTGGGCCTGAAGATCGTTCAGGGCCTTGGCTTGGTTTTTCGCTTCGGTGACCGCTTCCTTGGCAGCGCTAGTGCCATCCTTGGTAGCCTTGGTAGCCGCAGTGTCAGCGGCTTTTTGGGCATCCTTGGCAGCGGCCGCCGAGCGAATGGCGACGATCATGTCTTCAGTGAGAAGAGTGTTTTCAGCTATGAAGCGGTTTGCGGCCTGCAGGGCGGTCTTGTCCTGCGCGGCCCCCAATTGTTTCTGCAGTTGCTCAAGGTACTTTTGCCCAACGCCAGCGGCTTCAGCCTTTGCCGCAGCATTCTCGCGCTCAGCGCGTGTCAGCTCATCGGTTTCGCCGGTCAGCTGGGAAACGGTGTCTTTGAGCTTGGAGAGCTCTGTATTAGAAGTAGCTGCTGCCCCACCGCTTTTCTCCAGAGCGTCTGCGACTTCAGCGGTAACGCCTGGAACCTGGCGCACCTGATCAGCGACCGCCTTCCAGTCAACAACCATCCCGCTGGCCTGATCAGCCGAGGCCTTTTTAACGAGATCAATCGCCGCCTGGAATTCGGCAGGCAGCGGCGCAATGCCCGCCATGAAGCCGGAAGCACCAGCTAACCCGGCGTTGGTCAGGCTGCTTTGGAACTCGAACGCGATAGAGCCGGCCGCCGTCGAAAGATCTTCTTCCGCATCGGCAATCGTACTTTTAAGTTCACGCAGGGTGACTGACTGCGTGGCGCGGTCAAGCTCGCCGAAGCGCTTGACCAGTTTTTCGATAGGGTCGGAAAGGTCGCCTAGTTTCTTCTCGAGGTCGCCAGTGTTGTCGCGAAGGGTCAGGAATGCAGTGGCTGCGCCTACTGCGAGCATGGCGATACCCGCAGGCCCTCCGAGCAGCCCCAGCAGCGTACGACCAGTGCCCACGATAGCGGTCTGCGCAGCTCCAACTGCTGCTGTTGCACGGGCCTCAGCCATGCGGGCCTGGGCCAACTGTATCGACAGCTCCCTTTCAACCGCCATGCCGCTGATGCGGGTCTTCGAGGCCGCCAACTCCTTCTCAGCCAAGAAGACAGCCGTCTGAGCCTTCCGCTGATCAGCCTGCGCGGCGAGCAGTACGGAGGTCGCCTGGGCCCGGCGTGCCATTGCTTCCTCAATGGCGGCTTTGGTTGCCAGCACCGAACCGGCCACCGAAACAGCCAGGCCGCGAGCGTAGACCGCAAGCGCTCCTGCCGCAGCAACACCAGCAACCTCAGCAATGGTGCCGAAATTATCGGCCAGAACCGATATGCCGGACGCCAGTATGCCGGTTCCGTCGGTGGACTCGTTGAGCTGGCCCACGTACACGGTGAATGCATTATTCAGCGCGACTAAAGCATCACGCACCGCGACACCCATGCTGTCAGCGAGCAGGCCGTTGGCTTCGGCGCTTTTTTGTAACCCCTCAGTCAGCGTGTCGAGGCTCAGTTTCCCCTGAGCACCTAAGTTGCGGATCTCTTCGGCTGACTTACCGGTTGCCTTCGACAGTGTGTCGACAATGGTCGGCATTGCAGCAAGCATGGCTTGCCAGGAATCGGCATCGATCTTGCCGGTTTGGAGCGATTTGGAATAAGCATCAATGGCAGAGCTAGCCTTGTCCGCCGATGCCGAGTTCGTCACCAGCAAATAGCTGAAGCTATCCATGACGTCCATGGATTGGTTTGCACTGAGGCCCATCGAGCGAAGGCTATCAGACGTGCGGATGTAGAGTTCTTGAGCCTCTTCAAGCGGACGGTAGGTGCGGTTTGCAGTCGCCAGCAAACGGTCTTGAACCGTGTTGTATTCGCCGAAGCTCTTGGTAGCCATGCCGATACGGTCGGACATCTGCGAATACGAGTCGGCGGTTTTGATGATGGTGCCGATGGAGGCCGCGCCAATAGCTGCCGCCAGTGCATTTTTGATCAGACCAGCAGCGCTCTCGGCGCTAGATCCTGCACGATCAAATGCAGTGTCGATGCGACCCAGACTGGTATCCATTTTCCCGGCCGACTGCGCGACAGCGGCTTCCCCGCGCGCGATCTCCTGACGAAGCTGCGCCGTGGTCGCCTCGATGCGAATCAACATGCCTTGTACGTCGGCGTCAGCCATTGCTTTTCTCCAGGCGAAAAAAAACCGCACAAAGCGGTCCTGGTAAATCGGTATTTAGTCTTTCTTCCTGCCCATCGCCGCCACCCGGAACCCCATTCGAGCCTCCCTGGCCACCGTCTTCTTGGACACCTTGTCTTCGCCTCCGCCTCCGAACGGGTTAGTGTCGATCATAAACTGACGCTTGGACTCCCAGGCCATCACGATCTCGACCACGGGCGTGTCCCAGGCTTCGCTCGGCGTCCACCCCAGCCAGCCGGTGGCTATGTTGAATAGCTCATCGACTACGTTCGGGTCGGGATCCCGCTTTACTCGTTTCCCGACTCGGCCTGAGCTTCCAACTCGGCGTCACTTTTACCGGCAGGGTTCAGGAAACCTTTCAGATACGGGATGACCTGGCTGCCGGCGCTATCGATCCCTTCCTCGAACACGGCTTCCTCGATAGGAGCGGCAGCGTCTTTCTTGGCCAGGTTCACGCCGGTACCGATCGCGACAATGAACGCGATGGTAGACAGATTGGCGGTGCCCACCGATTGCATGGCAGGCAGGATCCCGCCAAAGCGCCCCTCAATTGCCTTCATGGCTTTCAGCGTAGGTTTCAGGGTGAAGACTTCGTCGCCGAGGGTGACTTCAACGGTACCGTGGTTGGTCTTGGACATGGGTTTCTCTTTATCGAATTAGGTGGGTCCGACGCCGCAAAAGGCGGCGCCGGATGAAGCTCGCCGATTAAGGCGTGACGACTTCGTACACTTCGGAGTTGATGCCCAGGGTTACGGTACGCTTCAGCACGCCCTCGACACTGATACCGGTCTTTTTGTTGCTCATGACCTTGGCGGCCATGTAGTCGGTTTCGCCGTCGACGTAGACCACCTTGATCGGATAGTCGAAGCGGGATCGGTCGAGGAACGCCTCAACCAACTTGAGCTGGCCAGCGTCACCGGCATCGAAGCCGATGGACAGTTCGACCGATCCGGCGTCAGCCAGGCCTTTGAGGTGGCGTGCGCGCCCTTCGGCCAAGCCGGCGAAAGACACATCGTTGATGGTGTCGCCGTAGTCGCCGATGCTCTCGACCTCGCCAACTTCGACATAGACCAGAGCGGCCAGCAGGGTGACGGCAGCCGCGCGATCCTTAGGCAGATCAGCAGTAAGGCGCGGACCGATATAAATTCGCGTGCCAGCGCCGGTATTAATAGACATGGGGAGTCCTCCTGGGGACAGGTGATGTAGCCGCAGCGCGGCGTTGGTTCAGCGGTTTAGTGTTGGGTGATGATTCGGAGGGTGACGGAACCCTGGTAGGTGATGCAGTCGGGCTCCGGCGTTGATTGCTTGCGGATGACGCGAATCGAAACGACCCGCCCCGAGTTAGGCGGAAGCTGAAGCGGCCTTTCGTGAGTCGCCGCGTCGATCTCGGACATAATTCGCTTCACCTCCTCTTGCCCCTCGAAGTCAGACCAGACCGTCAGATAGAGCAGTCTTATGTCGCGTCTACCGGCCAGCGGGTCGTCGTTGCTGGAGATTTCCGAACCGATGGTGACGTATGGAAGCGGCGTGTTCATTGGCACGTGGTCGTAGGTTTTGCAGGAAACGACCTCTTCCTTGAGCCTGTCGAGCAACGCGACCTGCAGCGCAAAGGACGGATCAGCCATTGCCCAATCCCTCGGCCGCGCGCTTCAGCGTGTTGCTGACCGCGTGACTGATGCTCGCAAGGATGAACTCCCTGTTCACGTCGTAAGCCGGGCGCAGCCAGGGATGAGCTGGGCGCGCCGGGATCTTCGGGTGCTTACCGAAAAAGTGAGCGCCGTCAGATTTGTTGGTTGCGCGCTTGTTGCGACCGCCTGCCCGCTTACCCTCGGCGTAGCCCTTGGTGCCGTACTCGATGAAGCGAAGGTAATAGAAACGCTTGTTGGCTTTCTTACCTCGCAACCCGATCTCAGCATCAAGGCCGCTCTTCGAAACAAACGCCGTCAGAGCTGCCGCGCCATCACCGCTGTCCTTGGGTACAAACTCCTTCATCGTCGCCAGGAGTTTGTCTGCTGCCTCCTGCATGGCCGGCTTCAATTCGTTGTCGAGCTGTGTGTGGATGTTGCGCAGCGTCTTCCTCAGCTTAAAGTCGCCGGACATTCGGGATCTGCGGGCGGCCATGGCTTACTCCTCGGCCAGTGCCTTGGACTTAGCGGGCTTTTCGGTAGGCGTCGCCGGCGCAACCTCTACAGGCACCGGCTCTACCAGCTTGCGGTCAATCAGGGATTGGGCATCGACTGCGCTGACGACAAACTCATCGCCCGCGACTTTGCGGCCCATGGGGCCAGAGATACTGGCCAAGGCACGTACTTTCATTTTGATAACCTCTAGGGGTTGGTGACGCTCGAGCACAACAGCCGGAGCATCGCGGGATCTCGGTCCGGCAACGCCGCGCCGATCAGGTAGGTTCCGATTTGGCTTACTAGGCGCATGCCGGCGACCACATCAGCCCGGTACCGGATTTTGATTTCAGCGGTGACAAGTGCTTCAAGGCGGTCCGCCACTGGGGCTGTACGCCCGGTTGGAATGGAGATTTCAGCCCAAACCTTACCGATCTCAACCCAGGTTACGGGGCGCCCACCACCCGGTCGCTCGACCGCCTGAGACTGCATTAAGGTGCAGTGCTTGTTCATTGAGCCCGCCCGCATTCACACCCCCCAGCCGACGCGATAAGGTGTCAGCAGCGAGCGCGACCCCATAGGTAGCTCGCTGGAAATGGTTCCGACCACAACGTCCTCCCGGTTCGCGTACAGATTGC